ATGGTGCAGATATTCCGTGACCCTGAAAGCGGCAAAGTTTTACACAGTCAAATTGCGTTCCGGAACGTCATCGGCGATTCTTGGGGCATCCCCTACCAACTGGAGAAACAATGATTTTAGATATATTCAATAAATCGGTCATGTGGGCCCTAGCAGGCTTAACCACCGTATTTCTCGCCTACAGCATTCCTAGCGCGTCTAGTGACCCTTTACAGCCAGTGCCAGACCGTGTGCCAATGGCTCAAATGACCACAATTCCAGCACCACCGACTACGACTATTCCCCCCGACAAATCCGCGTGCTGGCAGTATTTGTCGCTGGCAATGGCAAACGGATTTGTAGTCGAGCAGACCCCAACCATTATGAAAATAATGAGACGCGAATCAAATTGCACAAGTGGCGCATACAACCCAAATGACGTTATGACCGGCTCATACGGAATTTACCAAATTAATGGTTTTTGGTGTTTGCCAAATAAGTATTGGCCAAACGGCTGGTTACAAGCAAAACGTATATTACAAACATGTGACGATTTGTTTGACCCGCTTGTGTCGACAAAGGCCGCATATCAAATATGGTTAAACAGCGGTTTTCAACCCTGGAACATCCCGCGTGTAACATCGGCGCCGTGAGTGAAAGTCCATATCCCGATACTGGCATTAGCCAAGAAACAAGAGACACAATGTATCCCGAAAACTATTCTGACAAATACAACAAAGTGTTTAAGCAATTCGTTGACGACATCATCAAGCCAGCGCGGCCAATAGACCGGCTTGACAACCACGAAATCCTGTTAGACGAATTGACAATGATGTATGACGCACACATGACCATTGGTGGCGAGCAAAACCGTTTTAATGCCAGTGTCATTCGCGCGGCCATAAACGTGATAAAGTCTATTTAGTAAACCCGACCAAAGGAAACCCGACATGAGAAAAGAAATTAAATGCCCTGGCTGCGGCACATGGGAAGTTGTAGGCCATCTGAATTGGGCCGCGTTAAGTTGCCCAACGTGCAAAACGTTTTACGATTTAGCACCGTGGTTATTTGCAACAAGAACGACAGATGAAGTAGATCCGACATGACATTTAAGAACACAGCCGACTACCAAAATCAGCAGGCTCGACTTGCATTGGATTGGTTAACGCAACGATTGTTAAATGATGCAGATTTAATTCGTAAAAACGATATGCGAATAATTGCCGCAGCATTGACAACAATCCTTAATCATTTTGCAGAAGGCGAAACAATAAAAATTGAGTTTGCCGCCAAAAATAAAAAACAGGTAAAACGAAAGAAAATCAAAACCGCTGCATCAAATACTCGTTGGAGTGTTGACGATGACGTCAAATTGTTGTATTTGTCGCAAAACGGGAACAGTCAAAAAGTTATGTCCCGTGAATTAAACCGGTCAGAACGTTCAATTCAATGCCGTATCAGTTTGCTCGCGTCTGGAAAAATCAGCCGATGACGTATCCAATATCTAAAGAGCAAAAAGATTACGCCAAAATGATTGCGCGCCAACGCAACAACGACGCATCAAACGACAATCGACACACCGCATACAGCCAACAAGATTCGTATGTAGTGGATTGCCAGGGCGCGCTGGCAGAAGTGCTATTTGCAGACCAATACGCATTGACTCGACCACAGGTCATCACCTACAGCGAAGCAAAACAGATGATTGGCGATGTTGCCGGCTACGAAATTAAAGCCAGAGTGACCGATTACATCAAACATGAGTTATGGATTAACTGCGCCGATGTAGACAACGTGCCAGCCAAACCAGTGGTACTCATAAAAATTGACAAAGATTACGAAACATACCGATATTTGGGTTGGATGTGGTCTGATGACATACCACATTTACAAGCCGTCCGACGTGAAATAAACCAGCACGGCGTCTGGGTATATCGAGTGGACGCAACGTCATTGTTGCCAGTAGACATTTTGCCACTGCCAACGGACGGCGGTTTCTAATGGCACATTTTGATTTATCGCTCTACGAAACAGTCGCCCAGCGCCTAGTCCGATGGTGGGTTGAATACCCAGAGGGCCGCATCATCACCACAATTCACCATTACGACGGGTCAACCATCATCATGCGCGCAGAGTGCTACAACAATGATGACCGACTTATTGCCACCGGTTACGCCGAGGAAGTATTTGGCAACAGTCCGGTCAACAAAACATCGTTCCTAGAAAATTGTGAAACATCTGCCATTGGGCGCGCGATAAGCAATAGTCGAATCGGGCACACAGGCGAGCGCGCATCGGTCACAGAAATGGACAAAGTGAACCGCATTAACAGCACGCCTAAAACAGACAGTCACGGCAGTGCATCACCAAAACAAATAGCGTTCCTAAAATCGTTGGTGCGCGGCAAAGGCTGGGACGACACACAAGCATTGGAATACATCCACCGCCTATTACAAGTCGATGATGTCATTCTAGAAACATTGACTGGCGGCCAAGCAACCGTCGTAATTGATGGGCTAAAGAAATGAGCACAATTACAGACGAACTAAAAATCCTGATAGCCATTTGCGACTTACTGCAACAAGTCAACGAAATGCACGATTTTGTCGGCAAGGATGAAGTTGACAGCCGGTTGCGTTGGGCCGCACAAAACACTGCAAACAAAATAAACCGACTCTCAAACTTAAACGGATAACACAGTGAAAAACCCAGACGAGGATTACAACCGTTTACATGACCACATGACCGCTATAGCGCGCGAGCGTGACTGGCTGCAAACAGAAGTGCAACGCCTAACTGACGAGTTGTATTTAGCCCATGAGGCACTGAAACGCGAATTTACGCGTAACGGCATTAAAGAGATAACAGGATGAGTCGAACGGTTTGGCTTGCCCTGGTATTGACAACGTGGTGCGCTGTCCTGATGGTGATGTCTGATAGAAAGTAAAACCCCAGCAAATACATGACCTAAGCCTGTCGCAGGGCGGTTGGATGACCGGCGGTAACGCCGTTAGACGAACACGCATTGAAACAGCAACACGAATGTGACGATGCAACGTGTTCGAGCGACCCGTAAACATAATCGGGTAGATGGTGCATAGGTAATCGGATTGAGGCAGCCCGATGGGTAGAGCATCATCACCTTGTCTCGAATCACGAACAGACATAACATACACTTAACAAACCGACACAGAAAGCCCAAGCCCGTCATGCAACGTGATGCAAAACAAATGAGAGCAAGCCGCTTGGTTGCGGCGCGGTAGCAATGGGTAAAGAACACGCCAGCACAGAATACAAACGCAACCGCGCAATCATCTTGTCAAACAAACCAGACTGCGCCTACTGCGGCAGACCAGCCGACACAGTCGACCACATCACCGCAATAATGAACGGCGGCGGACACGAACTAGACAACCTGCAACCATGCTGCGCACAATGCAACAACCGTAAAGGCCACAAAGAAGTAGCCCAACGAAACCAAACCGTCAGCCACGCAAGAGCAGAAGCAATGCGGAATCACGCAATACCAATTGCAAAAACAGAACCGTTTTTTTCCAAGAAATCTACATTTACCCCGACCCAAGTGTTGTCTATCCCAACTGGCCCTAACCAGCCGGCACTGGCATTGATTGGGCACGCGCAACCCCGATTGGAAACATCGAGACCAGAACACGCAGGGTCATTCGCGCCGCAAGTTAGGGAATGGGCTAGAGAGTATCTAGGCGTTGAGTTAATGGAGTGGCAGTACACCGCGCTGGACGGTCAACTGTTGTATGACGCCGATTTCCATTTGTTGAATCGTGTCAGCCTGGTATCGACTGCGCGCCAGTGTGGAAAAACAACTGCTCTCATGGCATTGGTTGGATGGTGGCTTACCGAGATGCCTAAAGTACGGGGAAAGAAACAAACCGTGCTATCTACGGCTCACCGGCTGGATTTGGCCGTAATGCTGTTTGACGAATTGGCGCCAATATTGGAATCCCGTTTTAATGCCACATTGATGAAATCGTATGGCCGTAATCGAGTGACAATGCCGGACGGGTCAACTTGGCTTGTGCGCGCTGCAAACAATTCTGTTGGTCACGGCACGTCACCGTCATTGGTCGTGGCAGACGAAATGTGGGACATTGGGCGCGAAGTAATTGACGGCGGTTTGTTGCCGGCTCAACGTGCACAAGTTTCACCGCTGTTGTCAATGTGGTCTACAGCCGGCACGGAAGCGTCCACCGCCATGTTGCGCTGGCGAGAACAGGGACTACGCGCCATTGACACAGGCCGTAACGCATCGTTTTATTTTGCGGAATGGTCACCACCGCCAGAACTGAATCCGATGACCCCAGCCGCATGGGCATACGGAAACCCTGCGTTGGGCATCACGCTTACGCTAAAAACGTTGCAAGCCGAATCCGAAAACCCTGACCGCGCAAATTGGTTACGGGCTGGTTGTAATTTGTGGGTTGCCAGCGACAAATCGTGGATACAGCCAGGGCAATGGCCAGCGTTGCTCTATGACGGCCCCGTGCCAGACGGTGGCACAGTAGCCATAGAAACCAGTCTGGACGACACACGCTATTTTGCCGTCAGATGTGTAGCCCTACCAGACCGCCGCACAATCGCCACAGTTGAATTTGTCGCAGACACATTTAGCGAAATGTTAAGCCACGTCGAGCGCCTATGTGCCAACCCTGCAATCAAATTTGCTATCACACCAACTGTTGACAACCACTGGCCAACATCCCTAGAGCGTCGGCGCATCATTGTGGGCTACGGCGAAATATTGAAATTTACGCCATCAGTCAGAAACATGATAAACGAAAAACTGTTATGGCACGACGGGTCTACACAATTAGCCGAACACGTTGCACGCGCCGTTGCTGTTCGCTCACAAAACAGCATTGCATTATCCAGCCAACGCTCGCCAGGCCCTATTGAGTTAGCGCGCTGCATGGTCTGGGCCGCTGCGTTAACCAGTCGCCCAACGTCATCTGGTAAACCAATGCTCGTAGTCGTGTAGCCACTAGGCTCATCTCGGCATCGGGCCGATGGCTTGCTTATCGTCGGGATACCGCATCGCATACCGGCTCGATGCCACCAATAAACCGCATTTATGTGGCACACTTGTGCTATGGCTCTATTTAACAAAGTAACAAAAGCCGCTATCAGTACGCCAGTAAGTAAAGGCGCTGCGGCGTTTGGTGGGTCTGTCAGCAACTCGTTAAACCAGTTTTACAATTACACCGAATCCAACGCCCGTAATGCGGCAATGTCAGTGCCAACGGTGAGCCGTGCAAGAGACTTAATCGCATCAGTTATTGCGTGCATGCCATTGCAGATGTATAGCGAAATGTGGAACGGCGAAAAAATGGAAAAAATTCCGATGGCGCCGCGCACATGGTTACGCAGAATTTCCAAAGAAGTCACCAACCAATTTATTCTGGCGTTTACATTTGATGACTTATTTTTTACTGGTCGAGCGATGTGGTACATCACCGAGCGAACAGCAGACGGTTTTCCGTCAGCGTTTAAGTGGCTACCACAGGGATCAATAAACACCACCGACATGGACGGCCCTATCTGGTACGGGCCATCAAAAGAAATCTATTTCAACGGCACACAACTAGACCCAAATAACGTGGTGCAATTTTTGTCGCCTATTCAGGGCATAACTACAATGTCAAAACAATCGGTACAAACAGCGCTCAAACTGGAAGCGGCCCGCTATCGCAACGCATCAAGCGCCATTCCAGCCGGCGTATTAAAACAAACTGGCGGTGAACCGTTATCGGGTCAGGAATTAGCCGATTTGGCATCGGCGTTCAATTCGGCTCGGTCAACTAATCAAACTGCAGCGTTAAACGAATATTTGACGTACACCGAAACGGCTACTAGCCCAGACAAAATGTTGTTAATTGATTCGGCAGATTTTCAAGGAAAAGAAATGGCCCGAATTTGCAACGTGCCGTTATATCTTGTTGGATTTTCACAGGGCTCAATGGCATATATTTCCAACCAAGGCGCCAGGGCCGACTTGTGGACGTTCGGCGCACGCGCTTACGCCGATTGCATCAGCGCCACATTGAGCCAAAACAATGTGCTACCAAACGGAACATACGTTGAATTTGATTATGAAGGATATTTGATGGGCGACTATGAGCAGATGAGAACAGAAACCGACATGTCACCAACTAGAACACCAAACGGAGTAGCGTCACCATCATGATTAGATTGACCAGCGAAAACACGTTCAGCATTGACGCCGCAGCCGGCGACGCCCCCCGCCGCCAAATCAGCGGTGTGGCAGTCGAATATGGCAAAACGGCAACCGTTTCAGATGGCACTAAAGTGATGTTTATGCCAGGCTCATTAAGCGCCGAGGGCAAAAACCCAAAACTTTACATGCAGCATGATTCATCCCAAATTTTGGGTCAAGTCACGGAACGTCAGGATGTTGGCACGGCCATGATGTTTGTGGCCAAAATTTCTGCAACACGTCTGGGCGATGAATTAATGATTTTAGCCCAGGACGGCACTATCGATTCCGTGAGCGTCGGTGTAAACCCCACAAAATGGCACGACGAAAACGGTGTCATGGTTATTGAAAGTGCCGTGTGGCAGGAACTGAGTTTTGTCAGCCAACCGGCGTTTGAGGGCAGTGTCATCACAGATATTGCTGCGAGTATCCCACAAGATGAACCAGAAGTGAGTAATGTTGAACCAGAACCCATAGAGGAGACACCAGTGACCATCATCGAAACACCAGAAGTAATCACCGCAACTGCACCAGTATTTGCTGCAGCAAAACGCGAACCACGCATCCCAAACAGTTGGGAATACATGGCCGCATTCCACAAGGGCGGCGACGATTGGGTTAACGCGCAAAAAGTTTTTGCCGATTACACCGCATACCACAAATCACCGTTGCAAGCCGCTGCAGGCGATGAATTTCTGACCAGCGTTCCTGGTTTGTTGACCCAAGTAACGATGGGCCCAGTTTTTCAGGACATTAACTTCATGCGTCCTGTCGTGGCTGCACTCGGCGCAAGGGCGATGCCACAAACACCATCGTCAACATTTAACCGTCCAACAATCACAACCCACCAAGCAACAGCAACAGCACAAACCGAAGGCAGTGCAGTTGCAACGGCCACTGGCGTGATTGCGAACAATACGGTTACAAAAAAGACTTTCGCAAATAGTGCGAATATCAGTTACCAGACATTGGACTTTACCGACCCCGCAGCACTACAAATTGTCATTAACGATTTGATTGGTGGCTACATGGTTGGAACTGACAACGAAGCCGCAGACAACTTGCTTACCGCTGCAACATCAGCCGGTGTGTGGGATTTGACTGTTGCCGACTTGTACAAGTCAATTTATGATGCTGCAATCGTCACGCTTGCTGCAACCAACATGTTGCCAACACACATGTTTGTTGACCCAGCAACATATTCGTTGCTTATGCAACTTGCCGACACAACTGGACGACCATTGTTTGCAAACTTGGGCGGCGGCTTGCAAGGCAACAACGCAATCGGCGTTGGCAATGCAACATCAGCATCAAGCGATGGACGCAACGACCAGGGCCCACTTGGGTTGAAACTTGTTGTTGACAACAACTTCGCTGCAAAAACGATGGTCATCATGAAGGACATTGGTTTTGAAATTTACGAGGACTGGAAGGGCATTTTGTCAGTCGATGCACCAACCACGTTGACTCGTGCAGTATCCACACACGGATATTTCTGCACATTCAAGGCCAACGCCAGCATGATTCAGAAAATCACCCAGGCTTAGTCAGGTAAGCGGCCATCCGCTATGACCACTTACAACACCGCAACAAAACAATTAATCTCTAACTACGCGTGCATCAGCACGTTAGAACCAACTGACATAGCAGTTGGTCAGAGCATTACGGTTGCCAGCATCGGTGCGCCGTTCAACGGAACATTTACGGTGCTGGCATTACCGCAATATGCGTTCATTGGTGTTGACTCAAATTCTGGCGCATTCGAGTACGACGTGGAAGTGCCGCGCCCAAACCAAATCATTTACGCCGCTACTGGTAGCAATGTCGACTACGTCGTCACTTATGCCGGAACAGTTGCCTACACGCAAACATGCACATGGATTAGCGTCAGTGATTTAGTCACATTTTTGGGCGTGACCATCACAAATCCGTCAGATGATTACACGCTCGCAACACAAGCCGTTTCCGCTGGCAATTTGTTTTGTTATCGCCGACGACAAGAGTCATCATATTTTGATTCGTTGACAACGTCGCCAGGCGGAGATGTCACATTAGGAACATTGATGTATGCCGCAGCGCTATGGCGTAGTCGAGGGTCAATAGAAACCGCGTTTGCATCATTTGACACAATGGGCACACCAACCCAGCAATCATTAACACCGATAGTTAAACAGTTGTTAGGCATCCCTAGACCAGCGGCGGCCTAATGGCCTACGAGGATTTTCTTAACGAAACCATTGACGACATAGCGGTCACATTGGCGGCGGTGTCTGGTATCCGTTGCGTGACTGACCCAACCAAAATTGTTCCTAACTGCGTGTTCCTACTTGCACCAAGTTTTACTGTGTTTGGTGGCAACGGCAACATTCTGACCATGACATTTCCGTTAAAAGTTATCGGGTCTGGGCCTGCCGGCTTGCCAGTGCTACGGGAGATTTTGAGCATTGTTTCTAAAGTCGTGGCATCCAAAATTGCTACCGTTTCAGGCGCGCCAGGCTCACTCGAAATAGGTGGCGCAATGTACCCGTGCTACGACTTGTCTATGAACGTTCAGGCGCAAGCGGTCTAATATCCCCCACATACCACCATTTATCTGATAAAACTTAACCAGAACTAAACGAGGAGAAACCCACATGGCCAGTACTGCGACATCCACATATCTGTCTAACGCCGTTGTCACAATTAACGCAGTCGATTTGACTGGTCAATGTTCCAGCGCCAACTTAACGCGAGTCATTGAAAGTTTGGAATCGACCAACATGTCAAATACGGCCCGCACGTTCGTGGGGGGGTTGGAAAACTCGTCATTAGTAGTCGACCTATACAATTCCACTGCCGCAAGTTCCAGTTATGCGACATTAAAAACTTTGGTGGGCACTGCCGTGACCGTCACCGTAAAAGCAAAAGACGCAGCGACGAGTGCGACGAATCCCCTACACACGCTGACGGGGGCCTATATGTCGACATTGCCAGTCGTGGTTTCGTCGCTGGGCGCGCTCGATGTCATGGGTGGCATCACGTTCCAGGGCGGTGTGTACTCGGTAGCAACCGCATAATTTCTTGCCGGCAACGGCCCGACACGAAAGAGGCAACATGAAATTAAAGTTACGCATCAATTTACAAGACGGTCAAGGCGACCGTTTTATGTACACCAATTTGTTTATTCTCGCAGAATGGGAACGCACAGAGTCACGCAAACTGTCCGACGGGCGCGGCGTCGGTGTATCCGATTTGGCGTGCTGGGCTCATGCATTGTGCAAAATTGCTGGAGACCCCGTGCCAACCACATGGCAAGATTGGCTCAAACAACATCCAGACGTTGACATTGAAGCGATTGACGAGACCAACCCAAACCCTACGGACAGGGCCACATCCGCTACCAGTTAGCGACACTGTTAAGTCAAGTTGGTTGGTGGCCCGCCAATGTACCGTTTGACATGCGCGACTTAAACACAGTGATTACGATATTAAATAAGCGCGCCGAAGGGTAACTCATGACTATCAATGTGACAATGGAAGTAGT